CTAGTTTTGACATGGCAAAAGGGAAGAAAGCACCTATCAATATCACTCCTCCTACTCCTCCTCAATTTCTTGTAAAAGCAGAGAGAGTAAAAGTTGTTATCATGTTTAATGGAGACAATGTGATATGTGATTTACAAGAGGCAGTTGATAAAGAAACTGGTGCTAGACAAGCGTACATAATGAACTATCCATACAAAGTTGAATATGATCAACCCAAACTTGATAACGCAGGAATAGTAACTGACCCAGAAGTAAAAGTTCATTATTCACCATGGTGTCCTCTATCACCTGAGATAAAAATACCATTGAATCACAACATGGTTCTCACAGTTGTAGAACCTATGCCAAGTCTTCGTGATACATACATTACTAACGTACAGAAGATGGGTGGCAACGTAGAATGAGCGTAAAACTTTTATTATTAAAATCTGGTGAAGAAGTAATTACAGAAGTAAAAGAAATTGTAGATCCTGAGACTAAAGATCCAGTAGGTTTTCATTTACATAAACCATTTAGATTAGATATTGTATCTAATTCTGAAGAAGGAATTGTAATTAATCAACAGAAAGGTTATCAGGTCTCTTGGTTTCCTTGGGCACCTCTAAGTAAAGAAAGAGATTTTTATTTACCAGGTCATCATGTGTTGACTGCATATGATCCATTAGATACTATAACAGAACAATATCTAATGGCAATCAAAGAAGAAAATTATGAAGAGAATTTTAAAAGACATGAAGATATGATCTCTGGTGCAACTGATGATGAACTAGACATGGAACAACTCTTCGCTGACGCAGAAAAATTACTAGAGGATGAAGATGCAGATAGCACTGATAATACTTAAGAGTGGTGCACATATAATCACAAAGGCAGAGCAATTAGATGAAGAACCTAGTTGTCACATGGAACATCCATATCTTATTAAAGATGATGGAACGTTAGAACCATGGCCACGTTACACGAATGATACAGACATATTGCTTTATTCAGAAACTATTGCTACAATAGTTGAACCTGATGATGGTATCAGAAAAAAATACGAAACAGTTACTAAATGAGTTTCTATACCAACGTGCAACTAGTTGGTGATAACTTACTCTATCTTGGATATGAAAATGGACAACGTATTCAACGTAAGTTTAAGTTCGCACCAACCCTTTTTGTCGTTACAGATAAAAAAACTAAACATAAAACCCTTGATGGCAGGTATGCAAAACCTGTCAAATTTGATTCAGTCAAAGATGCTAGAGCATTTGTAGATCAATATAAAGAAGTACAAAATTTCGAGGTTCATGGTTATGACAGGTATCTCTATCAATTCATATCGAAAGAGTTTCCGAAAGAAGTTGATTACGAAATTAAAAGTCTTAAAATTACATCTCTTGATATTGAGGTGGCATGTGAAAATGGGTTTCCTAACGTGCAGGAATGCTCGGAACCTCTTCTTAGCATTACAATCCAAGACCATATCACACGTAAGATCATCGTATGGGGTACCAAACCGTATGAAAACAATAGAGATGACGTTCGTTATATATTATGTGACGGTGAAGAACATTTGCTCCGTTGTTTCCTTGACTATTGGATTACTAATTTCCCAGATATTCTCACGGGGTGGAATGTAGAACTTTATGACGTTCCATATATCTGTGGACGTATGGAAAGATTGTTTGGTGAAAAAGAAATGAAGCAAATGTCTCCATGGGGCATCGTGCATCGAGAAGAAATGGAGATAAAAGGTCGCGAACAAATACTATACAACATGTATGGAATCAATGTTGTAGATTATCTTGATCTCTATAAGAAATTTACTTATACAAATCAAGAATCATATCGTTTAGATCACATAGCATTTGTTGAATTAGGACAAAGAAAACTAGATCATAACGAGTTTGAAAACTTCAAAGATTTTTATACAAAAGATTGGCAAAAGTTTATTGATTACAACATCCTTGACGTGGAACTTGTGACACGTTTGGAAGATAAAATGAAATTGATAGAACTTGCTATTGCTCTAGCATACGATGCTAAGGTAAACATCAGAGATGTGTATTATCAGGTGAGAATGTGGGACACTATCATCTATAATTTTCTCAAAGACAAAGGTGTCGTTGTCCCTCCTGCAAAACGATCAGATAAAAACGAAAAATACGAAGGTGCATATGTCAAGGAACCGATACCAGGACGCTATAATTGGGTGGTTAATTTTGACCTCAATAGTCTGTACCCTCATCTTATTATGCAATATAATATTTCCCCAGAAACCCTCATTGAAAAGAGGCATCCATCCGCTACAGTTGATAAACTCCTCACAAAATCGTGCGAGATAGAGGGTACATATTGTGTAGCACCTAATGGTGCACAGTATCGTAAAGATATACATGGGTTTCTACCTGAGATCATGCAAAAGATATACAATGAACGCACGTTGTATAAGAAAAAAATGCTCAAAGCAAAAGATGAATATGAAAGACAACCATCTGCCAAACTAGAAAAAGATATTAGTAAGTTTAATAACATACAAATGGCACGTAAGATTCAATTGAACAGTGCTTATGGTGCTATTGGTAATCAATACTTCAGATATTATAATTTACGTAATGCTGAAGCTATTACTTATGGTGGTCAATTCAGTATTCGATGGATTGAAAACAAAATGAACTTGTACCTTAATAAGGTATTGAAAACTAAAGGAGAAGATTATGTTATTGCTAGTGACACTGATAGTATCTACCTCAATATGGGTCCTGTGGTCGAAACTGTATACAAGGGGAGAGAGAAAACTGATGAGAGCGTTGTTGGGTTCCTTAACAAGGTCAGTGAAATGGAACTTGAACCTTATATTCAAAATTCTTACGAAGAATTGGCAGAGTACGTCAGTGCCTATGATCAAAAAATGATCATGAAAAGAGAGAACATTGCATCAAGTGGTATCTGGACTGCAAAGAAAAGATACATGCTTAATGTTTGGGACTCAGAAGGTGTAAGATATAACAAACCCAAACTTAAAATGATGGGTATTGAAGCGGTTAAATCATCAACACCTGCATCTTGTCGTAAAGCTATTAAGGATGCCATATCTATTATGATGAATGGCACAGAAAACGATTTGTTATCCTTTATAGATAGTTTTAAGGATGAATTCAATTTGTTACCGCCTGAAGACATAGCATTTCCAAGGTCTGTAAATGGACTACGCAAATTTAAAGCGTCAGGAACCGTGTATACAAAGGGCACCCCTCTACATGTTCGTGGAACTTTGCTTTATAATTTTTATATCGCAAAGAACAAACTCCAGTACAAGTATCCGTTAGTTCAAGAGGGTGAAAAAATTAAGTATATCTATCTTAGACGACCAAACAAAGTCAATAATGAAAACGTTATCTCTTTCCTCAATACATTCCCTCGTGAGTTGGGAGTAGAAGGGCAGATAGATCGTGATGCCCAATTTAAAAAAGCTTTCCTTGACCCTTTACGAATCATCACAAATGTGATAGGATGGGAAACGGAGAAAGTATCTAACCTTGAATTTTTATTTGCATGACTTCATCATTTTTAAAAAGCATTGTCAAAGAAATTGACAATGACTACGCAGGATTGTTATCTGAAGGTGGCGTAGGTGACATTGAATCATATGTTGATACAGGATCATATATCTTTAACGCATTAGTTAGCGGATCTATCTATAAAGGAGTTCCTAGTAATAAGATTACTGCACTAGCAGGAGAGAGTGGTACTGGTAAAACATTTTTTTGCATGGGTATTGTACAAAATTATCTCAAAGAAAACCCTGATGCAGGTGTAGTTTATTTTGAGAGTGAAGCTGCTATTACCAAAGACATGATAGATGATCGTGGTATAGATGGTTCACGTATGATTTTAGTTCCTGTTACTACAGTACAAGAATTTAGAACACAAGCACTACAAATATTAGAGAAATATCTTCAACAGAAAACAGAAGATCGCAAACCTATGATGTTTGTGTTAGACTCATTAGGAATGCTTTCAACATCAAAAGAACTAGCAGATAGTGCAGAGGGTAAAGACACCCGTGACATGACTAGGGCACAAGTTGTGAAGGCAATCTTTCGTATCCTTACACTTAAACTTGGTAAAGCTAATGTTCCCTTACTTGTTACAAACCATACCTACGATGTCGTTGGTGCATACGTCCCCACAAAAGAGATGGGTGGCGGTAGCGGTCTTAAGTACGCTGCTAGTACGATCATTTACCTCTCGAAAAAGAAAGAAAAAGACGGTAAAGATGTCATTGGAAACATTGTCAAAGCAAAGACTGCTAAGTCGCGTCTGACAAAAGAAAATGCATCAGTAGATACTAGATTATACTATGATTCTAGAGGTTTAGATCGTTACTATGGTCTATTAGAATTAGGAGAAAAGTATGGAGTATTTGAACGTAAAGGAAATCGCATCGTTGTTGGTAATAGTAGCGTATATCCTTCTGCAATACTTAAGGATCCGCAGAAATACTTCACCAAAGAAGTGATGGAAAAATTAGATTGGGCAGCAAGTCAAGAATATAAGTATGGATCATGAAAGTAGATTTATTTCCAACACCAGTTCGTAAATATAACGTACCAAATAACGATAAACATTTAAGTCACTGGACAAAAGAATATAACGATTCTAAATTTGAAGAGGTGTCTCCATTAGTTCTAGGATACACACATATAGATCGTAGATTGAGTGAAAGTTACATTGATATAATAAATGAGTTTGTAAATGATATTGGTGTTAGCGAAACACATTCTTATACCATACAATCCTATATTTTTAAATGTTTAGAAAAGGGAGAGGGTGTAGATTCTTGTGATTTTTTACCAAGTCACTATACATTTGTCCACTATCTTAATGACTGTAAGAAGTCAGATTTATTTTACCATCCATCAAAACAAATTGTAAGATCTTATGATCCTATTGGTGTTGCAGATTGGATATGGGATACAGGTTTGTATGTAAATGCAGGCGATGTTATAATATACCCATCTTATCTAGAAACTGCTTCTCCTAAAAATGATTTGACAGATCCTAGAATGACAGTTACACTACCTATAGTTTTAAGACTAAATGAGCAAGGTTGAAAATCTAGTAATTAAAAATCTTCTTCTTGATGAAGAGTATGTTAGAAAAGCTATGCCTTTTATTAAGGCAGAATATTTTTCTGAGATATTAGAGAAGAATTTATTCAATGTAATCAATAAGTATTTTACAGACTATAGTGCTTTACCTACAAAAGAAGCATTAGAAATTGAAATTGGACAACTGGGAAATATATCGGATGAACAACATAGACAAACTATACAATACATTCGAGATATTGATGATGAAAAATCAGAGTATGAATGGATATTAGATACAACTGAAAAATGGTGTAAAGAACGTGCAGTTTATCTTGCACTTATGGAAAGTATCAAGATAGCAGAAGGTAATGATGAGAAAAGAGCAACGGGTGCAATACCTAGTATACTTTCTGATGCATTGGCAGTAAGTTTTGACAACCATATTGGACATGATTACCTACAAGACTACGAAGAAAGATATGAATTTTATCATCAAACAGAAGAGAAAATTCCATTTGATTTAGAATTCTTTAATCGCATAACAAAAGGAGGTTTGCCTAATAAAACTCTCAACATTGCTCTTGCGGGAACTGGTGTAGGTAAGTCTTTGTTCATGTGTCATGTTGCTAGTAGTGTTCTTCTTCAAAGTAAAAATGTTTTGTACATTACTTTGGAAATGGCAGAGGAAAAAATTGCAGAAAGAATAGATGCAAACCTATTGAGTGTAGATATACAACAACTTGATCAATTACCTAAGATGATGTTTGAATCTAAGGTAAATAAAATTGCAAAGAAAACACAAGGTCAATTAATTGTCAAAGAATATCCTACTGCATCTGCTAGTGTAGGACATTTTAGAGCATTGTTAAATGATCTTGCTCTTAAGAAAGCATTCAAACCAGATATTATATTCATTGATTACTTAAATATCTGTGCATCTTCACGTTATTCAAAATTAGGCAATGTCAACTCCTACTCCTACATCAAAGCAATCGCTGAAGAACTCAGAGGACTTGCAGTTGAAGCAAATGTACCTATCGTATCTGCTACTCAGACCACTCGTTCTGGTTATGGTAGTAGTGATGTGGATCTTACCGATACAAGTGAGTCCTTTGGTTTACCTGCTACTGCTGACCTTATGTTTGCTCTTATCTCTACCGAAGAGTTAGAAGATATCAATCAAATTATGGTAAAACAACTTAAAAATAGATACAATGATCCTACTCTTAACAAGAGATTTGTTGTTGGTATAGACCGTGCAAAGATGAGACTGTATGATGTAGAACAATCAGCACAAAATGACATTGTAGACGCTAATCAAGACATAGATATAAAATCATTGAAAGATGACATCTCTAAAAAATTTGCTAAGTTAAAAGTATGAGAGTAGCAGCAATACAATATGGAAATCATGATTGTTCTGCTTGCATATATGATGGTGATGTACAAAATTATTTTTTAGAAGAGAGGTTTAGTGGTAAGAAGCATGACCTCCATCATTTTGAAATATATAAAAATCTTCTCAAGGTAAAAGATCCTATAGATCTGCTTGTTTTATGCTATTTTGGTGATAGAACATTCATGTATGAAGATGGTCTCAAATATCTACATATCTTTTTAAAAGCATACAAGAAAAAACATGGATTTATCCCCGAAGTTATAAAAGATAAACGTCATCATCTTGCTCATGCTGCAGGTGCATACTTTAATAGTGGATTTGATAAGTCACTTGTGTTGGTGGTTGATGGGAGTGGATCATTAGATAAACTTTCTTTTGAGGCAGAATCAGTATACCTTGCAGAAGGGTTAGAGTTTAAAGAAATCTACAAAAATTTTATAAAATTGTTTCCTGAGCAGATGGATCTACCAACTGAAACGGAACGTCTTAAAAAATTACACCCTGATGCAGAAGTTCATCGAGAGAGTATGATGGGTTTAGGTTACTTGTATAGTGCAGGTGCTGTAATGATGGGTGAGACTGCACTTCAAGCGGGTAAAGTTATGGGACTATCTGCCTATGGTAAAGACACTAATCAAACCCACATCATCAAAGATTATTTTGTTGATGATATGATGTTTCATTGTAGAGAAGTTAACCTATTTTTCTATGGATACGGTCCTGATAATTTTAAAGATATAGCACAAGAAATATTTGGGAAGAAAGGAATAAATGTTACCGATGAAATAACAAAAGACAATTATACACCCTACGCTGACTACGCTAAATCTGTACAAAAAGATACACAGAACGTTATCATTCGTCTAGTTCGTAAAGTTTTGTTAGCAACTGGTGTCAAAAAGTTGTGTTTTACTGGTGGTTATGCTATGAATATTATAACTAATAATTTGTTAGTAGAAACTTTTCCAGACGTAGAGTTTTATTTTGAACCGATGGCAACAGACCTCGGTATATCAGTAGGAACTGCTATGTTGCACTGGAGAATGAGGACAAAGGATCTTACACCTAGACCTCTAAAGACTACTTCATTTCATGGTTGGAAGTATGACCTATCAAAATATAAAGGGGAACAAACAAACCTCGAAGGAGTTGCTAAACTTCTTAAAGAATTCAAAAGCGTCGCCATATATTATGGATACGCTGAATCTGGACAAAGAGCACTTGGGAATAGATCCATCCTCTACACCGCCTTTGACCCGCAAGGAAGAGACGTAGTTAATAGGATTAAAAAACGTGAATGGTATAGACCATTTGCAGCATCTGTATTAGAAGAAGATGCACATTTATTTTTTGACGTTAAAACATACAGTCCTTTTATGACACAATGTTATAAGGTCACAGGTATTCCAGTACCCTCTGTAACGCACATAGATAATACATGTAGAGTTCAAACTGTAACTGAAGGACACCTATATGATTTATTGGTAGAGTTGAAAAAACTTACAGGTTATGGTATAATACTTAATACAAGTCTTAACTTAGCAGGTGAACCCTTAGTTGAGACACCACAGCAAGCGTTAGATGTGCTTGCTAAATCTGATTTAGATTACGTTTGGTTCCCAGAAACAATGCAATTAATTTCATGACAATAGATTTTGATAAGTACTGCTTATTCGTGGATGGTGTCACATCCGATTCCAGTAAAGATTTTGTCTATCTTGCTGATCGTCTGGTTGAACTTGA